CGCTGTGAGGTATGCCTGTTTCAACTGCTAATGAAGCAATTAAATAAGTAAAGTCATACCTCGTCACCCATTTGGGGTATCAGCGTCTACAATCTCTACTTTTGCTAATGTTTCTAAGAACGATTCTCCAAAAGGTTTTACTGTCTCGCCTGATCTGCGTAAGCACTCATGAGCGAGCCAGTAGACATCTGACTGCCGTTCTTCGTCTCGAAACCTCTTATGGAATCCTGACTTGAAATGCTGTTCGAAAGCAAACTCAATCGCTGGTGAAATCTCGTGTGTAGATTCTTCACCTGAAGCCTTGGTGATTTTTAATGCTATCAATTTAACTCCTTAGAAAGTACCTGTGGAAGCGACTGTAATTGCGCCGCTAATGTTCCATGTTACATCTTGTGTGCCTAGATCGCCAACAGCACCGTTAATGTCGGTGGTGTTATTTACTAAGGCTGTGAAAGTGTAAAGTGGGTTTGTAGCACTTACAGCTGTTCCTTTTTCTTGTAGCAATACACAGGTTACATTTGTTCCCCATGCAGCCTGAAGGGTTGCTAGAACATTTGCTGAAGCTGTGTCATTTAGGAAGCTGATAGTTACAGACGAAGCCTCTAACCCTTTTACATACTTTACTCCAAGATCACCCATAGCTGTTACGGGTAATTCCTCAAATGAACGGTTTAATGTGATCGCTGTCACATGGTCTGATAGATCGACTGAGTTAACCTTTACGCCGACCTTGTTGTTTAGAAATACAGCCATTTGGTTATTCCTCGTCTTTCTTTACGATTTTTGGCTTTTCGGTTGATTGTGCTACTTGCCCGACTTTTTCAAGCCAAGCCTTGTCCTCGGAAGGAACATCTATAATGTTGCTCATTTTTAACTCCAACTTGTCATGATTGAGACGGACATCTCACTTGTTAACATCTCACCAGCTACGCCTGATAATACGCTTGGTGCTGAGATACTGCCAACGCTTATTTTAAGGGTAGTGCTTGCCGCTAGCTTGTTAAACACGCCAACGACCAAATCCTCAATACCAATGAGGTTACCCTGATTGTCAAACATAGGTACGATCATTACGATCTTAAAATTTACTTTAGGTGCTACTGATGAGTAGATATTATTGCTTGGCTCAATGTAAGGGTCATCAGGTTGAACGATTACAGAGTTTGCAATGGGTGTAGCAGGTGGAAAGGAAAATACCTGCCACACCCCTGCGTTCTCTAACGCAGCCGCAAGGGTAGACCGAAGTGTCGTAACGGCGACAGTCATGTCAGCCTACCAAGCTATTAGGACTTAAATAAGGTGCTAATAAACCTCTTACCCTTGCAGTTAAAGTGTTGCCCATACGATAAGGCGAAGGCTGAAAATCAGGTGATATGCCACCTGCGTTGCTCGCTTGGCGTGCTTGCCAAATATCAATAGCCACCATAAGTGCTGCATTTTTAACAGCATCTACAGTTGAATAATTTGTGTATGTAGTACCTGCTACTGTGCCAAAAGGTTGAACGCTATGGATAGCCTCAGGCGTGGTATGTGTAGTAGTAATTGTAATACTGTAATCAGTCATGCTTGTAATTAGTTTGTTATTGCCGTTAAAAGTTGAGCCATTACCTGTAATTGTTACAAGTTGACCAACAAAAAAAATGTTTCTTACTGACTCATTAAAATATAATGTTCCGCTTCCAACAATGTTACTGTGAGCGTAATTATTTACTTCATTTTTCCATAAATATGAAAAGACAATATCCTGAGCAGCTTGACATACCTCATCAACAACAGTATCTGAATAAAGAGTGCCAATACCCAATGCGCTGCGAAGTTGCGCAATAGTCGGTGTCGAAGCAGCCATGTTGTCCTTTCTTAGAGTATAGGGGCGAAGGCTTCCAACGCCCCTACACAGTTATTTCCTTTAACGGAAGGTTATGCAACCATCCACTTGTATGCGCCAGCGTTTACCTTATTGGCAATAGCACCGTAACCGTAGTAAGCAACAGAAATTTGACCTGAAGCAATTACATTGGTTTCTAAACGGTACTTGCTTGACTCGTACCAAGTAAATGATTGTGGGTTAACAATAATCATTGATCCGTCGCCTGTGCCACCTAAGTAGCGTGATACACGAAGGTTTAGACCACCGATATTGCCACGAACATTTGTAGGAGTCAGATTACCTGAAGCGTTTTGAGGGTTAATTGTCTGAGTAAATACAGCTCTGTTTGAACCGTCTACTAGACCCATTAACGCACCCCATTGTTCAGGTGATACAACAATGTTCTCTGCAAATCCTAAAGTTCCTGAGTAAACAGAAACTGCTGCGTCTGCAATAAAGTCTTGGATGTTAGCTGCTGTTAGCGTACGGTTTCCACCGTCTGTTGCAACTGCTGAAAGTGTTGCGCCAACTGCTGCGTCTGTTGCGGCAGCATACTGGAACTCCATATTTCTGACCAATTCTGCAAAGAACGCAGGTGATGATCGGTCAAGAATCTCAACAGAAAATTGCTGTTGTCCAGCATATTTCTTAACATTTACAGATAAGAAAGCAACATTTTGGTCTGTGTTTGACGGTGCTGCGCCTTCAGCTGTTTCTGCAACTGTTGGTGCTTGTGTCAATTTAGGAATCTCAAATGTCATACCAGCGTCAGGTAACGCACCTGAACTGATTGAATCAATAAATGGACGATCAGCATTTGTTAATGGGTTGATGATCTCAGTCAATTGACGAGTTGGTACAAGTCCTGCGTTGTCAGTTGTGTCTGCTGCTGCGCTTAAGTATTGACGAGCAGAGTCATCATTTAAGTATTGCGCACGCAATGTGTTTTCTAGGAACTTCTCTTTTGTGAACTCTAAGCGAGGCTTAGTATAAATTGGTGCTGCTACTGTTGGACGAGCAGAGGCTTCAACCGCAACGGTCTCTGTTACCTCGGTCGCAACAGATTCAGGTGTTGTGTTTTCCACAATTTCCTCATTTTCTGTTTTGGTTTCGGTTGTAACTTCTGCGTCTTGTGACGCAGCAACACTCAATACCTCTGCTGATTTGAAGGCAGCAGCTTGTACAAGTGAAACTTCAATTAGGCGTGCTGCACTTACTCTGTACACGCCATTGCTATTCTTTCCCTTAATAACTTCAACACCAACTGAAAGACCGCTGCGCAGGTTTTCCGACGCTTCAATTAGACTGTCTGTTCCTCGTGTGGTGTTGGAGACTTTGAACTCTGCATAAATACCTGTGTCGTCGTCCTCTGCCTTTTGCATACGACCAATAGGTTGCTTAGGGTCATGCTCTAGCAATAGTTTGACCGCTTTAACATCATCAATTTCAATAGAACCTTTTTCAAAGATTACCTTGCCAGCACTTGTATCACCGATCTCGTCCTCAAAAGGTACGATCTTGCCAGCAATAATGCGGCGTGATTCTGATGCTGTTAAATCAGCTGAAAAGTTAATTATTTCCATTAGGACTCAATTCTTCCATTGCTCGGGCTTCCTCTACGCTTATTAAACCTAGGGTAAGCATTTTTTCAATTACATTTAATCTTTCCATTGGATTAGCCCGAAGGAATCCGCTGTCCATATCAAATGCAACAAACTGGGTGGTTGGTGATAGATCGTCCATACTAAAACGATTCTCTATTGCAGAAATGTAAGGTTGAAGAGATAGCGAAACAAACTGACGACGCTCATCTTGCACATTAGCGTAAGTCATACTGTTGTTCTGATCTGCTGAAATATAGTAAGCAGGTACATTGAATAAACGAGCAATTTGAGTAGCCATGTACTGTAATGCCTCGTTATACATCATGTCTTTAGGACTAAATGAAGTAGCCTGATATTCTAAAGTCGAAGTTAGGTAAGCAGTTGATCGCTCAGCTCTTGATCGCTTCCATGCCGCTAATAATCCTGCAACTTCAGCTGGTGGAAGGTCAGCCCCCGAATTGCGGAGTATTCCAGACGGGACGGGAGTTGAGGCGGCTGTTGCTGAGGCTTTTTCTAGATCAATAGCAGCTCTTAAAATTCTTGCGCCAGCATGTAGAATACCGTCAATAGGTGATTGGATAGTTACAAGTGAACCAATACCTGACATTGGTCGCTCACGACCGTCTACTGTATAAAAGTCAACAAAGGTATTTAATTTATTAAGTTGTACTTGAACTCTTGTGTTATTTACAAAATCAAATCTTGCTGGACGGTTATCATCTTGATAAACCTCAGTTACCTCTAAATAAGCAGTTCCGTAAAAAATCAATGCGTCAACTATTGCAGTTAATATAACTGAGTTAGGTGCTGATTTAGATAATTGGTTTACCCAAGGTAAATTAGGTATTTCTGCTTTAGTTGTTTTTGCATAAGTCTTTAATTCCATTACGCCAACAGTTGTTGCAATTAAATTGCGACAGCGCATAACGCTAGGTACAGTAATAGCTTCTTCACGACCTACTGATTGAAACGGTGTGAATTGTGAGTAAAAATTAAAAGGGTCTGCGACGACAGGTGGGGCAAGTTGCGCCTTAATTGTTGATTTATCCTCTAGACCAATTAAGTTGCGGAAAAATCCCATAGGTGAAGTATATCACAAAACCTAGACATAAATCTGAGGAACTGATATTGGTTTTGACAACATGTGTACGCACATTGCCGTAGCAATAGCAGCTGTGACATCTCCAGCTGATTTTCTACGGACAATGCGCCACCCTGCGTCATTAGTTTTCATTGCTGCGTTATTCATTGAATTGACCCACTCGGGTTGACCTTGGTGAACTAGACGGAGATTCGACAGGGCGTCGGATAGTTCACCACAGGCTTGATAGAACGACTGTCCTGATATGTCTATCAATTTATGCCCTGATTGAGTAAGTCTTTGTGCAATACTAGCAGTAGCATACTTGTCATAGGCGATATTGACAGGGCGGTATTTCATAGCCCACTCATTTATTTGACTAGCCATTTTAATCTCATCAATAGCGACCTCACTCGTATAGGTCTCAATTACTCCAACACCTATCTTGCCTTCAGGGGTTATCTGCGCACCGACTAACGCACCTGATCGCTTACTTGGACTTACATCAAAGGCTAATACAGTCATTGTACCTATTGGTAAGATTAGATCGCTATTACTTGTAGCTTCAATAGACCCAAATGTCCAAGGACTGACTTGGCTATCTATCCACATGCAAAGGGTCTCGGTTAATGTAGCTTCTATCGGATTAGTAGCAATAGATTCCTCAATAGCTTCCTCAGTTACCGTATGACCTAATGCTGGGTTAGCCATAGCCCAATACTTGCGATTATGTATATCTTGTCTTGCTTCCATTGGTGCGCTGTACTCGTAATAACCAAATGTCTTGCTTGGTGTTTCTTTAGCTCTTGAAACTAAATTATTAAGGACTGTACTAAATGCGTCACCTGCGTTTGAGGTTATTAAAGTCTGACTATTAGGTCTTGCTCTTGTTGTTGGCACAGCTGCCTTAAATGCTTCCTCTGATACCTCTCGTGCCTCATCAATGTAAAGTAGGTCGCACGAAAGTCCTCGACTTCCGTCTCTAGTCGCTGCGACAATTTGATACCTTGCACCATTAAGTAATGTAATTGATTCTTGACCATTGGCATATCTGATCTGTCTAACTTGCGCTTTTAAGAAAGGGTGATCTTCAACTGTGTTACATATCTGCCTAAATGTATCTAATGCCATATTCCGATTAGAGGACATACCGATTATGTTCTTTTCACCAAATAGGAACAACCCTGCAAGGATACGCATACGAGCTAGGTGAGTCTTACCCTGTTGCCTGCTAACTAGACATAATGAGGTCTTGCGGACGAACATACCGTCCTTGTCCACCTTCAACATATCCTCTAGTACAAAATGTTGCCAAGGTAGCAATGGCATACCAATTTTCTCAGCTAAATCTGCAACTTCGTCAATTCTTGACGCACCTTTGAGCAAAGGACTGTGAATACGAGGCTTTACAGCCCCTATAAGCGGTTTTTTCTTTGCCCCTCGTCTTACTGGGTCAACCTTGGTCTGATCGGGTTTCATTTGGCTTTCTACGCCCGATTAAACGGCGAGTCAGGCTGAGCCACCCGAGTCTCAGGGAGAGAGGAGTCAGG